GATGAGTAGTTTCTCACCTCCAACACTGCCAAGTGAGGGTCGCGCCCTCACCCTGGATGACTTGGCGTTCGGCATCCTGGAAAAAAACCAGAACGCAAAAAACCTAGATATACCGATATGGTCGGCTAGGTGCAGCGTATGCCAGCGCATACTTTCTACTGCTCACGCTAGGGATTCCTCACGGAGTCCGTATGGCGGTGAGATCAGCGTCGCCCGTGCTTACCATTTTACCGTTCCGCTGAATTCTCCAATAAATGAGTCTAAGGCTCATTCGGAGGAGGACCAGGCGGTAATCAAAGCTTGGAATGCAAAGCAGAAAATAACATCTCACTGTTATTCAATGCTAACATTCAGAGGATTTGATATTTTCGGTGGTATGACTCATGATGAAGTCATGAAATTGTGCAAGTGTCCCTGTGCAAATGTGTTGGACCCCGTCCCGGAGCCCACAATTCTCAAAGGAAGGACCTTCTTCCCTTCAAAGGAGGTAGACACACGTAAGCTCAAGGTAGAGCAGATCGTGAGTCTCCCAACCGAAGTCTCCAAAATTGAAGACTTAGAGGAGAGGGTTAAGAAACTGAAACGTAACTGCGAAGAATGGCAGATGGTTTCAGCCAAAAAAGCACAATGGTGGGATCAAATCCCAGAGCAATCGAGAACTTACCTAGAAAAAAGACTAGGAAGAAAGATCGCCGCTGGAGTTTTACCCCCAGTATTTGAGAGAATGGTCGTCAAGCTCTTTAAGGAGAAGGACGACTTCGGTGTGAATGACCTTGATAATCTCGTTAGAGATTATCAATTCCATCCTCCGAAATCGTTTGAGATCTCGGCTGAAAATGCAAAACGGATCCGAATAACCCAGGAGTTGGCATCTGATGCACAACTCCCGGGATATTACAAGGACTATCTCTCACATTTCCCAAACCTTGAGGATGGGATAAGGCACTTAACGAGTACCAAATTCACAAGTGCGGAAGCGTTACGCAAGCGCATGCCGCCTTTGGAAACTCGGTGGGCCTATATCCTCCACAAGTGTACCATGTCCCTCGACGATGTCGAGAAAGCATGGAAATTGATCGGTGGCACGGGTAAGCCACATGACAATTTTGGAAAGTGGGTATCCACGATTAAGGCTGGTGAGCTGGAGAAGCTCCGAACAAACGGATTGATTACTCAATCTAATTGGTCGGTCTTTTCCGATTTGAAGTTCTCAAACACCTCCCAGTTCTTAAAGGTGGTGAACAAGTTAAAGTGTGACATACCTGATCAAGTTGTGTGGACTCAGGAATATAAATCCTTCTTCAATACACACAATAAGGGTCAGAAAGTCTCCTTTAAGTTCAGACCGTGGGTGGTCAAATTACTCAACTCAACCACGGAGGAGTCGAAGCTTGCCACGCTTCTGAGTGCCTTAAAAAACAAGACACTCAAGCCTAGCAAGAAAGAAATCTCTCCTAAGGGAAAGGGTAAGGGTGCCGCTAAAGGCGGTAAAACCAAAACCAGCGGACGCAAGCCAGCTGGTAATGTACCATTGCCCCAACCCGCGAGCAACACACCTCCTGTTTTGGCGCCGAAACAAGTCAGACCCACTTATGCTGATGCCTCCGTTTCCGGATTGCTTCATCAAATTTTGGGCCGACTCGCCGCAGCCGGAATCTAGGAGGTGCTCTAAAAAGGAGCATGCATCACTAGTGCGAGAGGTAGTTGATGCATGGTTTTATACCTTTTTACTCTCGCGAAATAAAGATCCTGAATATTGGGATCTACCTCTCGAGCAGCAGCTGCTGCAAGAGCTCATCGACTCGACGAGACTCTTGTATCAGCTGATGGAAGAGAGACCTATCTGGACAATTGAGTTTCTTAAGGAACTATCCTTTGAAGCTCGAAGGTCTTGGATGGAAAATCAAATGCTTGATGGCATGAAAACAATCTTTCACAAAATTGCTAACATGGACCTAAAAACATTTGGATACCTAGGTCGGGCTCTACCTTGCCAGCCTAAGTTTATTCGTGATCAGAAGAGAAAGGAAGCTATTGACAGATTCTTAACTCCTATGATACAACCCGAAGGTAGAAATCTAATTCGTGCAGCTGGGAATCGAATTCTGAAATGGTCAGAACAGGTTTCAGCAGACGCAGCATTAGAATCACCTCCATACTCGGAATCTGCCAGCCTAATTACCTCACGGAAAATAGGGGGACAAGCAAGAATATGGAGGGATATGCTAAGAGTACTATCAATTATATCGAGGGAGCAGTCCACGACAGAGGAACAGCTCTTTGGATATAACGATATGATACCGATGGGCATTGACCCACTCACTGGAGATGAGTCATACCTATCGTATTATGGTCAATCTACTGAGGCGGAGAAGCGATATGAGACTACGTCTAATATTCTTCAACTAATCCACTGGTTAGATTATCCATATCTCTTGCATATTGCAAATTGCCTACCGGATAAGACGTGCGATCACCCCGAGTACCACTACCCCTTTCAGTTAAAATCTATCCCTGAGAGTGGTTGGAGAACTAGGTGTGCGTCTCTCCCCTGGCCTTCGCTCATTTACGCAACTGAGTTACCTCGGCGCGAGATTATGAGAGGAGCCAAAAGAGACCGTACTGCTGGCCCAGCATTAGGCAATTTTCGCGGAGTCGAGAAAGTGGTCGATAGACACTATGTAAACTCATGTGATCTACTCAGCGCTACTGACTATTTTTCATTATACCTTCAACACGAACTTACTCAAAAGATCGCGAGAAAGTGGACTGGAACTATATTTTACGACTTTATAATCGCTTCAGGGAACAGATCTCGAATTGTAGAAGATGATTACAAATTTGAGGACTGGCCTGGAATTGATTATTTTATTGATCAATGCTGCTATCCTAAGCATACCACGATAAGTGAGATTGCTTCAGAATATCACACGAACAATGAGGACAGAGGAAGGTTAGAGAAGATGCTCATCGGTATTGGATTCAAACGATCCGATCTTCAACAACCTGCCACAATTCCTATCCGCAGAACACCTTGTCACACAAGGGCCATTGGACACGGCACGAAAGTGGAGGAACTTGCGTACCGAATTCACGGAGATGTCAGGAAGAATGGGCGCTCATACGTTGCTAATGTTGAGTCCGCATTCAAACTTGAACAAAAACGTTCCAAACACGATAGTTTTTTACGTCAACCTGGGAAAGCTAAAGAAATACTTCTCGCGATGCGAGATTGGTACCGAAAGCAATTCGAGGCAGCGCCTGGAAAACTATCCGTGAAGGGGCAACACATGTCGCTTCCCCTGAGTTGGGTTATCTTAAGTGCTATTAACACCACCGCAATAACCGAATCCCAGGTAAAAGATGACAGTTTAATCGCCTATACTATGGGTGACGATGCGATTATCGGCGCCAATCGTATAGAAACGATCGAAAGATATAGAAGAAATATGACCCGAATGGGGTGTGTAATCAACCTGAAAAAGGATATGATTAGTGACTGCCACCGAGGTGTATTCTGTGAATATCTTTTTGATCAAACTGAGACGAAAACCAATGGTTGGGTTGATATACCACGACCAAAGCTAATCACTCAGCCCAATCCTGACCCATATTCATGTAGGTGGACTTGCATTAAAGATGGAGTATCTAAGTACTACACTGAGATAAGCAAGCTCATCCTCCGAAAATGTAGAATCGCAAAATACGAGGAATACATTTCGAAGGCCGTGAAATATGGTTATGATCCCTCAGTCCCACCCGAATTCGGCGGACTTGGTCTCATAAATTGGAAAAATGAAAATCAAATGTTCACTCGACGATGTCTTAATCACCTGAAGAATTTCTCTCCAGAAAAACTCATCAAGTTTGACCATGATCTTCAAAGGACTACATCTATCTCCCCTCCCTTCACTTATTCAGCTATACTAATGAGCGGAATAAAGGAAGGTATGGAATATGGATTGAAGTCCAAAGGAGCTGGTTGGCATACCACAAGTGAGGCTAGCTCACTAATCATTGAGGAATACCTGCCAGGTCTCATCTACCAACCTAATTTTGAAAGAGAAAAAATCTATTCGCTTGATCCCAAAACTATTGGGAAGCGATTTAGAAGAGCCCTTTTCAATATTAGGTGGGAAGGTGGTGCAAGCCAAGAAGTCATATCCGACTCAGAGCTCTATGCTTTAGCCAAGCTAAGGCATGAGATCCGTGTTCGTAGTCCGCTTCTAGAAGAGCTTAGAACAATCAGGACAGAAAAGAATAGATTCTGGATTTAAGAATCTAACATTCATCCACGTGTTCAG